CTGTGATAGGATCTTTCTGAAACGTTCCTGTGCGTGATGGCATTTTATGCATATCTGGAGATATAGGTTTAATCTCTACATATGGTGTAAGAGCAAAGCGTGCCCTTTCTTCGCGAATTTTTTGAATAGCTTTATCAAGATCAATAACACGATACTTAATCTTTGTGCCAAATTCTTTTGACATTTCTTTCTGTATATGCCTTCTCTCGTCGAGAGTAACTAAAAGTTTACTGTCTTCCATTGTAGTAAATATAAAAAAATGAATATAAAATAATAAAATAAAAAAATGGGGGGTTTATGGAGTAATTTATTAGCATACCCCCCGAACTTTTCGCATATATTATGCAGTAGCAGATGGTTTCAGAATACCACAGCTCTTTGTATTATATACTGCCAACAGAGTTTCTTTCAGCATATGGAATGCTTTAGCATCAACAGGATTCATAGCTTTACCTTCTCCTGTCATACCATTCTCCCATAAGTAAACAATATTTCTGTTTACTCCGGCACGCCCACGAGCACGTATCTCGATATTCATACGACCCCTGTCATCGACATCCATATCCATGAAGTAGAATGTCATAGAACTTCTCAAATTACCATTAGAGAGTCTTGCAGGAAATTTTTCTTCATCATCTAATCCAGGATGTTCAACAAAAATAAGTTGCTCACCAGCGATATTTAAAGTCTTGAAGTTATAACCAACTGCGATGTCGGCACCACCAGCAACATTATTCTTATCAGCAAGCTGAACAAGAGGAGTCCCAACGTTCCATCTGGCAGCAGCAATATCATGAGCAGCAGCCATACCATCGGTACCTGTTACTACGATATATGTATTACCTGAGATCCTGTTTTTCTTTTTCTTGATCTGCTTAACCATATCCCTGAGGTCATCATAAGTAGGAGTTCCATCGGCACCAGAAGCGTCCATGTCATTTGCTCCAAGAATCTGCTTGATATAACCGTCACCGGCAACGATATCGTTTCCTTCTTCGTCCTGCATGGAAGCACGATTCAGAAGATTACCATAAGAATCTCGCATAGTTGATTCTCCCCACCATAACCTGTACTCATCTTCCAAAAGGAACTGAGCTCTCATCTGTGCTTCTGCTTCGTAAACAAAACCTTTTGAGTTTCCGAGTTCATACCATATAACATTATTGGCATTTACGTCACCAGACAGAGAAATTGATTTTCTTTGTTTGGTTGTGTGCTGAATGAAACGATCAGGATAATGGAACATTCCATAACCTCTGCGTGACCGTTCTCCGAATGTGGTATAACCACCAAAAATGGTCTTCCGACCTGTCTGTGTGCCGATCCATGTATCCCAGTCAAATGTCTTTCCAGGATAACATTCGAATGTATAAAGATATTTATCTCCGTATCCAATAGGTCTTGTCATTACCCTTGCATGTTCTCCATTATAGAAAACAGCGTTCATGCCGGGAGTAAGATAGTTGTCTTTCAGATAAAGTTTGAATGATCCACCTTTGTTTGTGGAACCGATAAGCGATGTACCAACAACTGCAGAACCAAGAACTTCAACTGCTTTCTGTATCCTTCCCATGATCTTATATGACCATGCATTCGAAGAAACCATTTCTGCCTGAGGTATTGGCTGTATCTTAGTGGTTATTGAGTCTCCACCTTTAGGAGTAAATCCAGGAGCCGTATAACGTGATTCACGGGCCCCTGATGTTAGCAGTGTCATGAGATGCCTTTGCTCGGCATACATTATTACTCTGTCAATATTTGCGGTAGGATCAAGTAAATGATTCGCTACAAGATGATACTCATTTGCATCTCCTTCGCTTACACTACCATGATAAATTTTAATCTTCATTTTTATAGTTTTGTGAATTAATACTAATTTAATACTCAAAACTCATTCTCTCATTTCTATTAATCAATATCCTCTGACTTGAATGAGACCTTCGTTGAGGAAGTTGTTTTCCTTCCCTCCTGATGGCCTGTCTTCTTTGCTGCGGCCTCGTCGTCTGTCTTGTGCAGTGCATCTACAGCCTTCTTGGTTGCGGCATTAAAGCCCTTACGATTCGATTCAGAGATTGTTGCGTCAATCTTTTTTAATATTTTTGATCCATGCTTACCAAGCATGTATGTTGCAAACTTTTGTTCTTCCTGATTAGTATTAAGTAACTTATCAAAATCACCACTGTCAATATCTTTTATGATATTTTTCTTTGCCTCAACAGATAATTTCAATCCAAGAAAATTATCCTGCTTCTCAATGTAACTTTTCAGTTTTGTTCGTTCCTGCTGGGCAAGTAAAGTTTGTTTTTCTCTGTCGGCTACAGCTTTTAATTCTTTGTCACCAACCATCCTTTTTACTTCTGCCTGGATAAGTTTCTTAGCCTGACTGTCAATATTGTCAGCTTCATCTTTTATCTCCCTAGTAGACATTTCTTTCAGTTCAGTATCCACTATTTCAATAGCAACAGCTTTTGTTTTGCCTTCGGACTGTAATTCATTTAATCTTACGTTCCGAACCTTTGTCTCTGCATCAAGTGAAAGAACGCTTTGTAAACTTATTATATTCTTATTGGTAAAAAAAGATTCAACATCACCATCGTTTTCATTCAGATGCTTAATAAGTGCCTTGGCGTCATCTGAATATCCGTCAAGATTTACTTCTTGCCGGGATTTAGATAGTTTCTCACTTAACTTGGCTTCAAATTCTTCATCATCATCTTCTTTCTCCAAGTCAAGATCAAATTTCTTCCCAATTTCTTTCAAAGTACGCTTCTTATCGCTGCTTTCAGATTTTTCAACAAAGAGATCTTCTTCTTTTTCTTCTTTTTTTTCTTTATCTTCTTCTTTGTCCTCTTTGTCTTCCTTCTCGTCTTCAGAAGATTCCTCATCTGATTTATCGTCATCTGATTTTTCTTCGTCAGATTTTGATTCAACTTCCTCTTTTTTAGTTTCGTCCTTTTCTTCTTCTTCTTTATCTTCTTTAGTCTCTTCTGATTTTGACGTACTCAAATCTTTGGTACCAAATTCAAAATCATCATCTTCTTCATTGAAGTCTTTTTTCTCTGTTGCCATAACTATAAAAATTTGATAATAAAAAAATATAAAATACTATACAAGTGATTTGTCTTTCTGTGTCATTGCCTTAGCAGCATCTTTCGCTGCATCCTGCTGCATCTTCATACTACCTGTCAACTGAGCAACTTCTTTCTTGCCTTCAGTACGTAAAAGTTCCATCTCTTTTTCTTGCATCTGGCGATCTTCCCGATCATCCTGCGCTATCTTAAGTTGTGCCTCCGTAGCTGCTATATCAGATTCTTGCTTCATCTTAATCTCTTTCTGACGTACATTAGCTAGTTCATCATGTGCATTATCAAGTACCCTTAACGCTGCTGCAAAAGAACTTTCTGTCCAGAATCTGGCAACATCCTTTGTTCTAAGGTTCCCGGCATTAATTTCTTGCGGAAACATGCCTTCAAGTTTCATAAGAATATCTTTCTCTTTCCGTCCATCAGTAATAGTTACACCATAATTATCAAATGCAAGATCTTTTGTTGCCATTAGATACATCGTCTCTCCATCATCCATTATAAACTCTCGCTGATCAGCACCATAATAAGTTTTATTTATTTTTGTCTTCTCAGCTAGTTTTGATAATGTACGATCAATGTATTCCTGCATAAAATAAAACAGATCATATGTCATTGATCTGGATGCCTCTATATTATTTATATTTGCTGTTGCTGTTGTCGTTGCCTTACCAAGTCCCTGACGATTATCATTCATTCCAGTTACACGATCCATAACTCTCTCAATATCCATTGCCTGGTTAAGAAGTATAAGTAAATTTTGGTTCTGTCCAAGATTAACAGATTGAATCCCTACTTCATTACTCTTTAACTCCATCCCTGATGTATTCCCTTCTGCTGATGAATTAAACCGCACTATACCATCTTCTGTTATGGAATGGAATACATCAATGAATTTCTTGCCTTTCGGATTGAATGCTTCGTCATAAGCAACAAGGGATCCGTGAAGTTTCTTCATCTCTCGATTTATCATGAACCGTATATCATCATATGTCTTTTCAAGTTCATAGATCACTTCTTGTACTGAAACACGAATACCATCTACCGTACAGAATAACATACCTGAATAATTGAAGTCCACATTATATTTATTGTTGTCATTCAATCTCTGAATCAGGTTCCTTTCTTTTACTGCTGGAGTATATATGTCTGTTCCTATTCTTGTTGCACTCCAAAGAATTTCACGATAATATGTTTCAATGGTATATCTTCCGTTTTTGATATTCTTTTCAATTTGATTCTTGTTCTTATTATAGTAATCATCACTCATGATTCTCATGTATGGCTCTGTCGATCCTTCTACGGGAGATATGACTACACGTACCGGTTCTAGTCCTTTCCATTCAAGAGTATATGTATTGATGAGATTTACTCCACCGGTATTATTATAATCCTTATTTGAAGTATTATCTGTGTTGAATGATTTTGCTTGCTCTTTTAGACGTTCCTGCTCCGGCTTGTCTAATTTGAATTCTTTACTGGTAAGTATCTCATGTAAAAACATTGGACGAACTTCTCCGAGATATGGAGATTTATCAAGAAAAGTATCAGATATACTTTCTTCATATAATGCATACTTAACTGGAATATAACGATAAGTATCTATCCCATTCACATCTCTTTCTACTTTACCAAATATTTCTGAAGCAATAGTAAGGTCAATAAAATTTTCGTGGAACCTGGATTTCAATCTTTGTGTAGCCATTTTGTCTTCAACAATGCGTTGCATGACAATCTCATTAGCTAATTTAAAGTTATTCTTATTCCAGGCACTCTTGTCATCAATATCAGGTATCTGCATTCCATTAAGAACATTATATCCCATCTCACGAACTTTCTCTATCTCTCTCTTAGCAAGAGAAAGACCAAGTAGTTCTTTATATTTAGACATTTTTTTATTTATAGCCTCACGATTAACTGTCCTGACAGTTGGTTCAAGAGTTATTTCAAGGAATTCTCCATGAAGCTGTTTGAGTTTTGTTCTTCCAAGACGATACTTGACATATTTTGTTTTTGATGTTTTTCCTGTGGATTTTGTTATGTTCTCTACTTCTTTCGGATCGAACACTCCATTATGGGAGTCGTAAAGAGAACTCAATTTCTTAAGTCGTTGGTCTCTGGAATACCATTGGTTGACGGCGTAATCCAGCATTTCATGTACTTTTTCGTTGTTTTTTCCTTCTTTGGAAAAATCAACATTGACAATATCAGGGAATGCCATCCGTTAATGTTTTGTCAAATGTATGAAATTATTATTACATAGAAACAAATTATTTCTAAAAAAAATCATTTTTCTTTTTAAACACATTCTCGTCATAGTCTAATTCTCCCCATCTGTCTTGTGTGTCATTATCTTTTTTCTCTTTATTCTCTTTTACTGTTTCATTAACAACATTCTTTATTACAATGTTCCCATTAGAATCAGCTCCCCATATAGGTTCATCATTAATACTATCATCATCGAGATCATTTCTTCGTGGACGGGTACGTATGTCTTCTATACGCATGATAGCATATGCAAGGGCGTCTACTGAATCCCAGTCTGTCCCAATGTATTCTTCATCATAAGCAAGAAGGTCCCTGAGAAGGGCCGGAAAGTTACACAGATCAACATAATTTTCTACCCATGTCTGGACAATACCAAGTATCATTTCTTTTGAATAGCCTGTCATTTTAGCTCCATACTTATGTACTTGCTGTCCACGTGGAGAATCAAATGACTTAGGTCGTGGTGATAAATAATTGCTACCGTTATTCTTTACAAAATAATCAATCACAAAGTCCTGTTCTGCACTACACATAACATTTCTTTTTAATCGATACCATACTGCTATTTTAAGACAAATATCATAAAATTCCTCTTTCCGTGGTGGGCGTTTATAATAAAGACAAACAGGATATGTTCCTTTGTGTATCCCCTGATCTGTCATATTAACCTTACCTCCCTGCCGAACAACAATCATAGCTCCCTGTGAGGAGTTTGTTTGAGTCAGGTCTTGGTTGTAACTATCTATACCACCTATATCGAGATCGAGCATATCCTGTTTAGGATATTGATATACCCATACTATTTTCCAGTCAGGATCATTTGGCTTAACAGGTCTGTGTTTTACTCTTAGGTCATATCCTTCTAATGGTTTACCATCTGATGTAGTTACCCATTCAAGAACTACCGGTGTAAAAATATTTGGATCTCCTTCAATTGTAAATAACCTATCATAGATCTTCTCATCATTGAAATTATTTGATCCTCCTGATGTCCATGCTTCCTCAACGGTAAGCGGATAAGCCTGATTGTGTTCCTTTAGTTTTTTCTTATTTGGAAGTTTAGCATACTCGGCGCGTTTACGAATTATATATTCTTCTGCAGCTTTAATGTCTTCACATCCTATCCTTTGCTCAGGTTTAAGTTTTCTTAGGTTAGGAATAGAATCTATCTTCTCCCCAGAATCGGGATCAATAAAAAAATCCTCCTTTGGATTACCAAAGAAAGGATAATATAAACGAGTACCTGGAACCCAAAACTTAACAAGACCAAAGGCATCTGCGTTATCCCAGAATTCTTTGAAATCTTTTGAAGTAGATAATATATTTCCTCCTGTTCCATAAATATAGAACGTGCCAAGCATCTGACTACCGAACTCTAATGCTGGCTTAATAGATGAAACAGTAGGACCAAGTTTTTTATACCGGCCGGACTCTTCACATATCACATCATGAAAATATTCGCCTTCCAGTTTAGTAGGATCATCGTACATAGTCTCGAATGACAAGAACCCACCATATCCTTCTTCAACAAATCCACCAATAGGATTCTTTGTTTCATAACCTACTTTGTATATCTTGTCATTATCCTGAAGAACATTAAGCCTTAGATCCTGAATGATATTGTTCTGTGTTGATTCAAATTTATTTCTTAATCCAGTGACGTATGTTTCTATACCTGCTGTGATGGCTCCACGATAGCCCTCAATAAAACGAAGTCCATGACTTAGTACTGTCTGTCCCTTTTCAGACAAACCTTTTCTCCGAGCTTTAATTGATATAATACCAGTCTTTCTATTTTCTTTTATCCACTCAACAAGTTGCCAATATTCCAGGTCCATATCAACAAAAAAGGGGTACTGCGGCCCCTTTAGTCCTCGAAGGATTACATAGTTTAGATAAAAGTAATAACGTCCTGGAATATGTATTCCTGCTGTGTCGTATCCATTAATACACCTGTCAAACTGTTCGTTCCAAAAATCTTCATAATTACGCGTACCTATAACTTTTGGATTGATAACAGAATCAGCATATAAAGGAATATTCCCGGCAATAGGTGAGGGATTGAATCCTGCATTTTTGCATATTGGTTTATAAATTTGTTGTTTCATTTGCCGAATCCTATGTTATTACTGTTAGCCTTATCGTTTATATCAGAAGAATAATCTATCGTTTTATTATAAACAGTTATGCCAAATAATTTTATTTTTAATGAATTCTTTGAATGCAAATCATATAATTTTTCTTTCAAAAATACAGATTTTGCTTCAGTTGTTTTTAAAATCTTAATCATAGGGAATATATGTATTATTTCATCCATAAATCATTTCTATTGCTTTCTGCGCATCATTTTTATTTTGTAAGCAAATCTCCTGAATTTTACACATTGAAATTGAACATTTATTACCATTAAGATAAACTTCTTTACCGTAAAAAATAGAAAGATATTCCTTCACCATTTTCGTATCAGGATTGTCAATATTAACTTTCATGTCAATCCTTCCCTCTCTTATCAAAGCGGGATCTATCTTATCTATATGATTAGTGGTCATTATGGTCACTATTCCATGTTTGGAGAAGGCTCCGTCCATGCAATTAAGAAGAGCAGAGAACGATATTTTTGATTTTCCATTGTCTCTTGTTCCAAAAATAGTATCAACATCTTCAATTACAAGAATAGAATTGTTACGGATGTTATTAAAAATAAGAAACAAATTAACATCCTTTTCGATATCGTTTAAATTCAAGAACTGAATATCTTTATTGAAATGCTTTGCAAGGGCAAGACATAGCGAAGTTTTTCCATTCCCAGGAGATCCGTAAAAAAGATAACCCCTTTTGTATGAAAGCCCTCTTTCAAGATACCACTGCTCCTTCGAGATAAAGTCTGTGATATTGTCAATAATTGCATGCTTTTCCTTAAGAACTATATTGTCAATAGATTTCCCATATACCTCTCCAAAATTCAACCAGTCTCCATAACTATTATTTGTGTAGATAATCTGCTTAATCTTGCGTATAGAATTATTATATTCAATTACTTCATCTAGTAATCCTAATATTTCAGATTTTCCGTTCCATGCTTCTAATTTAAAATTATTATAAAATGCAGATCTAATGCTTTGCGCATTCTCGAACTTTTCTCTCCCTTTTGTTATTAAAATTCGCTTGCCATTATAATGCAAGACAAATACATCACTAAAATGACCCAGAGACAATAACTCTTTTCTGCTTTTTTGTTCGTCTCTTGTAATCTCTTTTGGGAAGTTGTCAGTCATTTCATTATAGTCGTTGTTTATCGAGGCATTTACATTTCTGTAACAATCTTCATGAAACTTATTTAGCCATACTTCAAAATATGAGAATAACTGACTAGTTTCTTCTATATGAACTGTATAGATTAATCTTTTCTTAATCTGACCCCATATTATCTCAGGAAGAGATTTTAATTGAAATCCCAAATAAGTAAACACAGCTAATAATGCTGTTCCTGTAAATAACTGACTAAAAATACTTGTTTCCATATCATGTTGCTTCTTTAAATTTACGATATTCCTTCTGTCTTAATTGCCATATCTCGATATAAGATAATTTCTTCTGTCCCTTCAGTTCCATTTCGTTGATCTCATCTGCCTCAAGACTTGTCTCCATCTTCTCAATACGTTCCTCAAGAAACTGAATTCCTGAATCAAGATCCTTCATTCTTTTTATCTCAAGATTAGGACTAAGAGCCTCTTTATGATATATACATACCTTCTCCTTATAGACATCAAGTGTCTCCCTTCGTATATCGAATACCAGTCCTTTGTAACTATCAATGGCACTTAGTATTTGCTTTGTATCAACATTGACATTGGTCTCTCCAAACACTCGCTTAATGGCTAATGATCGCCTTTCCTGCTCCGGCTTCTTACGGTATGGCCCATCACAATAGTCTGCAACAAGAATAACGTATAGAAGCATATCCTCAGAGAGAACAGCAAGTTCTGGCACTAACTTAGCTGCCTCCGGATTAAGGATCACTTTGAAATTTTTATCAACTTTGAATACTGCCATTGTCTTCTTTTATTATAGGTCGTTGAATTATTTTAGCTCCATTACACACATCACATTGATGAGTACATGAAGTAGATGACCATTGATATACGTCCCCGGCAATTCCAGGTGGTTTACTAACCGTTCCTTGTCCGTCGCACTTGGGACATTTCTGCCATTCTCCAAATATTTTATTTTCAGTTTCCATTACCAATCCTCCTTGTATCTATGTTCATTTGCTGGATTAAATACCGGATTACGATCATGTATTTCTACTTTAGGTAGTTGCTTTGTCTGAATATTCATCTCACATATCATCTTTGCTTCTTGATACATGAAAGGAATAGGAATAAGGCTCGGCTGAAAATCATTATCGACAAATAATATTGCAAGCTTACCAACCTTAATTCCTAATCTCTCAATAGCCATAAAAGCATATATACTTAGCTGAAGAGCATAAAGAGTATAATTACAATCTTCAAGATAATCGAATGGCGGAAGAAAAAACTTATTATAGTGCCTGATAGGAATAGTTTTTCTTCCTATACTGTCAAACTGAATACCTTTTTCACTATTCGATTTGTAATCCAGAAAATCAATGACCGGGACCTTAGAATTCTGCCTTTGTAGTGCCATATCGGTACGGCCAGCCATACGATAAGTATGAGAATGGATTATAACTTCAGGATAGAACCGGTAGTAATCCTTTAAAATATCCTGAAGGAACATTACAGCATCTTTCATCTCTTCATCATACTTCCCGGAAAGAGAATACCTTTCCATTGAATCATGAACATAATTTCCTTTATCAATACTATCATCTTTCTTCTTATCCCACTGCTTCAATAATCCTTCCTGAGCCTTCTCAACTGATATACCTTGCTCCATAGCAATCTTATTAGCCATTATGCCTGACATTTTCATCCTGTCAAAAGGAACCTTTATGCCATTCAGCGCCCGGGAGACACTCTTGTATTCCACTCCTTCCAGATTGAAGTACTGATGTGTCTTGTCCTGATAAACTATCTCAGATGATAAGAATAGATCATTCCCAGACATTACCACTGTGATTTAGGTTCATCTACCTCATCAGGAACATCTTCCTGCATCTGTCCGTCACCCTGGTCACTCATCCCCATATTCTGAGAATATTCTAACTCTTCAAGACTTCCTCCTTCAGGTATTTGTTCTTCAGGAACAGTCTCCTTATCTTTTGCAATATCATCATTTAGATCTGCCTTAAATTTAGCATCTGATACAAGAGATGAATTTTTATCTGCTTTTACAGTAGTTGCTTTTTCATATTCTGTCTTTTCATCTTCTGCGGGGACCCCGTCGCTATCTACATCTTCATCTGCATCAGGCATATTATGTGAATCAATAGAACTAGTATTGGTGTTTAATGATGCTTTCGAGGATCCATCACTGATTTCTTTCTTTTCATCACCAAAAGAATCTGAGTCCATCATTATAATGGCTCCTTTATCAACAAGCCTATCGAGTACTCTGCGTTCAATTTCTTCAATGCTGGTAGCATCAATGGTTTCTTCTGTTTCACCAAATGATATAAGCATCTGCTTATCATTAGGTGCCGGCAGGGCACGAGTATTAATAGACTGTTCAAGGTCCTCCATAATCTCTGTTATCTTATTGATAGCTGTCATGTAGAACGAAAGATCATCTTCCTCTGTAATGAATGGTGTGGCTACACCGATCTTCTTACCCTCAACGACCTCTATGGTACCTGTTATGACAAACCCTCCGTTACGTATAGTAACACCGGTTATCTTGGTATGGTTCCATATGTCAAGTAGTAATGTCTGACCAGTAGGTATCTGATCATCTACCATGACAACAGGAAGTAACTTATATTCCTGAAGATCAAAGTATTTATTAAATGGTGCTATCCAATGACTTGTTAGATTAAGGTAAAAATACTTAAGATTCTGTATTTTATCTCTAAGTTCCTCAGACAGAGGTACTTTGCGGGTTCTTGTCACTTGATCGAGAAATAACATTTTCTCGTGTGGCATTTTCTCAATGGCTTCTATTTTAACACCATCGATCCCTCCTGAGAGGAGAGTAAACTTACTGATATTCATAACGATAATTATTAATTAATAAAACATACAATATAAAAAAGTGCCCGGGGGAATATCCTCCATACCCGGGCGTTGATGATCATCCTACACTCTTCGAAACGTAGTCGTTCTTGTAGATTCCCGTACAGCTTTTTTCTTAGCAGCAGGTTTCTTCTTTGCCTTAGTAGCTTTAGCAGCTGCCTTTTCTTCCTGTGTCTTTGCTTTTGTCATGACTAAATGTTTTGGTTTGTAATTGAATTAATTCAGTATCAAATGTAAAACAAATTTCTTAATAAACAATTTACTATTCTGAAAGGAAAATATCTGATTGAAATCCAGCTGCTCCTTTATGTCCTCCCCCACCCCTGCTTTTACAAATGTCCGAACAATCAATCTTCCCATCATCATTATATAAACTATACATCCATTTACCTTTCTGGTACCAACAACAAGCAAATCCTGCATAACCATCCTTATGATAGTCAATACCAAAATTAATAGGATTAAACCGTTCCTGATTGACCATAGCAAATTTATAGGTATCGAATATTACATCGAATCGTTTGGAATAGATCTGTTGTGCTTCCGTACAGAGATAATGATAAATAGCTTCTCCTTTGGTATGTATTGCCTGAATAGTTAACCCCTTTCCTATTAATTGATAATAACAAGACAATGGATCATTCATTATCATCCTGGAACCATATTGAAATTCTAAAACATATTGTTCTTCATCCGTTCCTTTATGTCCAAAACAATCATATCTCCCAAGTAACCGAACAATCTCTGGAATTGGCTGATCAGGAAAAAAATACTTCCAAGTCAACTCGCATGCTGCAAACTCAGTATCCCTTAATCCTTTAAGTTTCGGTATAGTATCATCAAGATCATTTAATTCAACATTCTGCCAATTAAGAATAGCAGATATATGATGATCAATCCATACTAAATCAAAAGCATATATTAACGATTTCATTGTCTCTACAGGAAATGAAACGTCGACTATAATAATATCTGATTC